GGTGCTAACTCCAAAGCTGACGCAAAGGCAAAAGCTCAAGCTATATCCGCAAGGAACAAAGCAAAGGCTAAAAGCAGATGACATACCTAGAACTTGTAAACGATGTCTTAATTCGGTTGCGTGAACCTAGCGTCACAACCGTAACTTCTAACGACTATTCAACCCTGATCGGTAAGTTTGTCAATGATGCCAAGCGTCAGATTGAAGATGCTTATGCTTGGAATGTCTTAGGCACGACTATTACTCTCAGCACCACTTCTGGCACTTATTCTTATGCCCTGACTGGTTCTGGTCAAAAATTCCAAGTTCTTGACGTTCTTAACGTCACCAGCAATGTAGCCATGCGGAACATTGATTTCGTGACGATGAACCGTTATCAGAACTTCTCAACACCTGTGAATGGCATCCCTACCTACTACGCCTTTGATGGCGTTAATGGTAGCTATGACACCAAGGTAACTATTTACCCTCGTCCTGATGGCGTTTACAGCATTCCATTCAGCTTGGCAGTGCCACAAGCCACATTGTCTAGTGACTCTACTGTTGTGCTTGTGCCTGATGTTTTAGTCTCCCAGAATGCTTATGCAAGAGCATTGATTGAACGTGGTGAAGATGGCGGCTTTAACTCATCAGAAGCGTTCCTCCTCTACAAATCTATGCTCTCTGATTACATTGCGTTGGAAGGTACTCGTTACCCTGAGAATCAGGAATTTGTGCCTGTATGAGCAAACCGCTACAAATCTTTAGCATCTCAGCCCCAGGTTTTTATGGGCTGAATACGCAAGACTCGCCTCTAGATTTAGCGGCTGGTTTTGCGTCTATTGCTACCAATTGTGTGATTGACCAGTATGGTCGTATTGGTTCACGCAAAGGTTGGTCAAGGGTTAACTCATCGTCTGGAAACCTTGGCGCAAACAACATTGGTGTCATCCATGAACTAGTCCAAGTTGATGGCACATTGACTACCCTCTTTGCTGGCAACAACAAACTGTTCAAGTTGGACGGTTCTAATGCTGTTGTTGAGTTGACCTATGGGGGGGGTGGTACTGCACCCACTATCACAGCAAGCAACTGGCAATGTGCATCCTTGAATGGCATCACATACTTCTTTCAGTCAGGTCATACGCCTTTGATTTATGACCCTGCTGTTAGCACCACGACATTCCGCAGAGTTTCAGAGAAGACTGGTTACGCTGGTACTGTTCCATCTGCCAATGTCGTTACATCATCTTTTGGTCGTTTGTGGGTTGCTGAGACTACGACTGACAACGTGACCATTACGTTCTCTGACTTGTTGGCTGGTCATGTTTGGACTGGTGGCACTTCAGGCACATTGGATGTGTCTAAGGTGTGGCCGAATGGGTCAGATCAGATCATGGGACTTTCTGCCCATAACGGCTTTCTCATCATCTTTGGCAAGCGTCAAATCTTGATCTATTCAGGTGCTACAACACCGTCCACTATGGCGTTGAGTGACACCATTGGAGACATTGGATGCTTGTCTAGGGACTCGATCGCTACGACTGGTTCAGACATCATCTTCTTGTCTAACAGTGGTGTGCGTAGCCTGTTGCGTACCATTCAGGAGAAGTCAGCACCTTTGCGTGACTTGTCTAAGAATGTACGCAATGACTTGATGACTAACGTCTATTCTGAAGTCTTGGGTAACGTCAAGGGTGTTTACTCAGAATCCAATGGCTTCTACTTGCTGAACTTGCCAGTTACCAAGGTCACCTATGTATTTGATACAAAGGCACAGCTACAGGATGGTTCTGCAAGGGTAACGACTTGGGACTCTATTGAGCCTACAAGTTTCTATTCACGCCGCAATGGTGATTTGTTGTTGGGTAAGAACGGCTATGTTGGTAAGTATGGTACTTACCTTGACCATGCCAGTAGCTACCGTATGCAGTACTTCACCAACTATGCTGACCTTGGCAACATCAGCATCACATCTATTGTCAAGAAGATTTCAGTTGTGGTGATTGGTGGTTCTAACCAAGGTTTTGTCATCAAGTGGGGTTACGACTTCTCTGGTCAGTACTACTCAACAACATTGAATATTCCAGTTACTACGGTTGCGGAGTATGGGATTGCTGAGTATGGCGCTAATGGTTCACCAGTGGCTTACTACTCTGCTGGCATTCAGTTGAGTACATTGGTTGGTCAGGCATCAGGGTTTGGTAAGGTTGTGCAAACTGGTTATGAAGTTCAGATCAACGGTGCGCCGATTAGCATCCAGAAGATTGAGATTCAAGCCAAAGATGGAAAAATGGTTTAAGGAAAGAATATGTCAAATTACACAAAGACCACTAACTTTGCGGCTAAAGACTCTTTAGCTTCTGGCAACGCTGGTAAGGTTGTCAAGGGTACTGAGATTGATACTGAGTTCACCAACATCCAGACCGCTATTGCGTCAAAGGCTGATGGTACTTTCACAAACTTCTCGTTTGTTGAAACCTCAAACGTCTTGTATATCTACAACTCATCTACTGCTGTCGCTAAGATTGATTCAAGCGGTAATTTGACTGTTTTAGGCAACGTGGTTGCTAACGGCACTATCTAAGGAACACAAAAATGGCAACAGAACAACAAGTCGCAGAAACAAAACAAATGGTTCGACAAGCCATGCAAGAGGAGGGTGTTAGCCCTCAAACCTTGATTAGCATTGGTCAGTTGGCTGAACGTGTTTTGCAAGACAAGTCTTTGTATCCACAACTATTGCAAGCCATTATTGATAGCGATTTGGCTGAAGCTGAAGATTTGGATGCAGAGATTGACTATGAACTTATTGGTGTTTTTGCCACTCTTGGCGAGATGGCCAGACAAATGATTGAATCTGGCGAATTGGGAGCGTGACATGGCAAATTGGAAAAAATTTAAAAAGTTTGTTCAGAAGGTAGCAAAGCCTGTTGCGGCTATTGCCGCCATTGTTTACCCTCCGCTGATTCCTATGATTGGCTCTGCATTGGGCGCTACAGGGGCGGCTACTGCTGTTGTTGGGGCGGCGGCTCTAGGTGCTGGTTCAAGTCTTGTGGCTGGTGACTCTTTAAAGGAGGCACTAACTACAGGGGCTATTTCTGGTCTAACGGCTGGCGCAGTACAGGCTGTATCTCCAACTGCATTTGATAGTGGGTTATTTAGTGGCGGTACAGGTGCGGCGGCTGGCACTACAACAACTAGCGGCGTTTCTGGTGGTTTGATGGGAAGCACATTGCCTGCTGGTGCTGGTGCTGGTGGTAGTGCCGCCGCATCCTTGTCTTCACAAATTGCATCTCAGGGTCTTGTTGGTGACTTGCTAACTAAAGCCTCTCAAATCACTGGTATTGGTACAGATACGCTAGGCAAACTTGGCGTTTCTGCTGTTCAATCTTTGTTGAGTAGTGCTGGCGCTACCAAACAGGCAGAGCAAGCCCAACAAGCGGCGCAAACACAAGCTGATGCTCAAGTTCGTGCGGCTCAGATTGCGGCTGATGCCGCTAAGTTTCGTCCTGTTGGTGTAACCACTCGATTTGGTCAGTCATCATTCACTACTGATGCACAAGGTAATGTCATTGGTGCTGGTTATGCCGCAAGTCCTGAGATTCAAGGCTATCAAAACCGATTGTCTGCCTTGGCGACACAAGGTTTGCGTGATGCTGAGTTGGCTCCATTGGCTTACCTTCCCTTAGCTGGTGCATCTCAAAGTTTGTTTGGCTTGGGTCAAGGTTATCTTGCCAAGTCTCCAGAGGAGGCCGCACAAGACTACATCACCAAGCAACAGGCTTTGCTTGCACCTACACAAGAGAATCAGTTGGCGTTGTTGCAGAACAAGTTGTTCCAGCAAGGTCGTACAGGTGCGGCTACGGCTCAAGGCGGTAACCTGATGGCTACAAGTCCTGAGATGGCGGCTTACTACAACTCTTTGGCTCAAAGCAATTTGGCTTTGGCGGCACAAGCTGACCAAGCGGCTCAACAACGTATCCAGTTTGGTGCTGGTCTGTTTGATACTGGTGCTGGCTTGCAGAACAAGTACTACGCTGGTCAGACTGCGGCTTATCAGCCATTTGCTACCGCTATGGATACATCTAGGTATCTTGAAGGTTTGGCGCAACAGCCAATGACTATAGGCACTGAAATTGGCGGTAAAACAACTGCGGCTAACACCTTGTCTGGTAGTTTGTTGAGTTCAGGAATTACACAAGCGGCGGCTACTATGGCTCCAGCCAATGCCTACTCTGCATCTGGTAATTTCTTGGCTGGTGTTGCTCAGAATCCAGCAGTAGGTAGTGCCTTGAATAATGTGTTTGGCGTTCAAACAACACCATCATCCGCACCTAAGTATCAAATCATCAACGGTCAACTTGTTCAAGTTGCTTAAAGGGGAAAAGAATGGCAACAAGTCAAATCTTAGGACTATTTACATCTCCTGAGCAGTATCAGGCCAATCAAATGGCGCAGTTTCGTCAACAGGCGGCTAGTGAGGTTCAGTCAAACCCTTTCCAACAAGCCGCTATCAATATGCGTCAGGCTGGATACCAGTTGGGTGGTGGTATTGCTGGCGCTTTGGGTGGTGTTGACCCGCAATTGCAGAAGATTACTCAGCGTCAGCAAATCCTTGGAATGATTGACCCTGCCAATCCTGACTCTTATGCAAGAGGTATTCAAGCCGCATTGCAAGTCGGTGACCAAGAAGCCGCTTTCCTTTTGCGTAATGAGATGATGAAGGTCAAGCAAGTAGCGCAAGAAGAACAGTTGAACCAGATGAAGGTTCAAGACTACTTGACTCAACGTGGTCAGGGTATCGCTACACAAGGTCGTGCGACTCTTGCTAATGAGTTGGTTGGTCAACTCAAGAATCCTGATGGCACTATCAATAAAGATGTCGAAGCTAGATTGCTTTCATTCCCTGAAGGTCGTGCGGCTATATCTGAACAAGCCAAAATCTTGCCAGCATTGCGTCAACTTGGTGCGGCTGGTACTCCTGAAGTCAATCCATTTGATTTGTTTGTCAACGACCCTAACATCCCCGCACCTCTTAAAGCCACAGCTAGACAGTACCAAAGCAGTTTTGCTAGAGGCATCTATGACACTGAGCAAGCAGATAAGTTGGTTGAAAGACTTGGGACTGCAACGCAAAAAGCTACTGAGTTCCAACAGACTCAAGACCGTTTGAAGCAGAATCAAGAGATGTTGGATTCTTACAGACAGCAAGGCTTGGCTAACTCTCAGGCATCTTTGGTTCTTCAAAGTCAACAGGCTCAACTCAATGCTGATTTGAAGCGTCAAGATGCAGAGCGTAAGGCTGAAATCGCTAAGAACAAACCTTTGCCACCAAACTTGGCAAAAAGTGAAGAAGATGATTACGACATTGCGACATCAGCAACTAACCTTGCTACTGATGCAAATGCATACATCAACCGCATCAAGTCTGGTGACATCAAGTTTGGCTTGAAAGATAAGGCGAGCATTGCTACTCGTGGTGCATTTGGTTCTGAAGACCCTGATGTTATTGCTCGTCAAGACTTTGACAAGTTCATTGAACGCATGACTTCTGAGAATTTGCGCCTCAATAAAGGTGTTCAGACTGATAAAGACTTTGAGCGTGAATTGAGATTGCTGAAGTCTGCTGAGTCTGCCGCTAGTGCCGCACAAATCATGCAGAATCTTGTCAAGATTAACGTTCGTAAAGTTCAGGATGCAAAAGCAAGCATTGAAAGACGTAGGACAAATGCTGGTTTAGGAATGCCAGTAGTTCCAATCGCAATCCCTCAATTTGGTGAAAGACCACCTTTGTCAAATTTTGAGACTACAAACACCAATCCAATGGGTACAACTGGCGGTAGGAGATAAAACATGGCAGTAGATCGTGAAGCCGCTAAAGCGGCAGGTTACACAGATGCCGAAATTGATGCTTACGAGCGTCAACAAGCAGTTCCTACAACAGCTTCTAGGTCAGTCTTTGACCCCAAAGTTGAATATTCTCCACTTGCTGAAACTGCAAGGGCTTTTGGTCAAGGTTTGACCTTTGGCACTTTGGATGAGTTGGAAGCCGCTGTAAGGACTGGTTCTATTAGCGGTGCTGACTACGAGCGTCAACGCAATCTGTTGCGTGAACAGCAAAAGCAGTTTGGTCAGGATATGCCGCTAGTGAAGACTCCTGTGGAGTTGGCTGGTGGCTTGGTCATGCCATTGGGCATGGCTGGTCAGATTGGCAAGTTAGCCCCTGAAACTCAAGCCTTGATTACTGGAACATCTACCCTTGGTCGGGTTGGTCGTGGTGTTGTTGCTGGTGGTGTTACAGGTGCTTTGTCTGGCTATGGCTATTCAGAGAAGGATGCTGGAACTGAGGCTGGTATGGGTGCTGTCTTTGGCGGCTTGATTGGTGGGGCTGTTCCTGTAGTTGTGCAAGGTGCTGGAACTGTTATCCGCAATGTATTGAATGCCTCTGGCATTGGTGACCAAACAACTGCCGCATCCAAGATGCTGGCTAACTACTTGGACAAGGACAATCTGACACCTCAAGAAGCGCAAGCGGCATTGGATGAGTTGCGTAGGTTGCGTGTTCCTCAACCAGTCATTGCGGATTTGGGTAAGAACTTGCAAGACTTGGCATACAACGCTTACGTCATCCAGTCCAAAGCCAAGGGTAAGACCCAAGAGTTCCTTGAGAACCGCATGATTGACCAGCCAAACAACATTGTTAAGGGTTTGGTTGAGAAGGCTGGCTTGGCTAAGAATGTCAATGGCTTTCAGTACTTGACTGCATTAACTGAAAGTCAGGCTCAGAAAGCTAGTCTTGCGTATCCAAACGCTTACACGTTAGACATTGATGCCAGACCTTTTAGAGAATACATCGACAGGAAAGTATTTCAAAAGGCATACGATGAGGCCGTAAAGAGTGCAGACACCAGAGGCATCAAGTTGCCTGATTTGAGTTCTATCAAGAATGCTCAGTCAGTGCCAACTGAAATCTTGCACAAAATCAAGATTGGCCTTGATCGTGTTATTGACTCAGAAACTGACTCTGTAACTGGCAAGATTTCTGGCTATGGCGGTGATGTCATTAAGGTTAAGAATGAATTCAATGACAAGATCAAGTTATTGAATCCTGACTACGCAAAAGCAAATGCTGAGTTTGCTGATGCATCCCGCATCAAGAACAGTTTTGAGATGGGTCAGAAGTACCAACAGCTTGACCCGAAAGAAGCCGCCGCCAACATCAAGAAGATGAATTCTGACGAGAAGGAAGCATTCAGACTTGGCATGATGGCAGACATTAACAAGCGTGTTGGCGACTTCAAAGGTGGTGACTTTTCTCGCCAAGTGTTCAAGTCTGACAATCAGAAGATGCTTGTTCGTTATGCATTTGATGACCAAAAAGCCTATAACGACTTCTCTCAGTACGTTAAGGGTTTGGAGAAGCAGAGCAAGACATCTAAGACAGTTATTGGAGGCTCTCCAAGTGGTGAGCGTTTGTCCACTCAAGAGCAAGCTGGTGAACTTGGTCAGCTTGCACAGTCTGCGGCAAGTCTTGATGTCCTTGGAATGGCTAGGGCGGCTGGCTCGTCCTTACTCGCTAGAACAAGGGGCATTAGCGGTGAGACTTCTGAAGCCTTGCAACAGCGTTTGTTTGCGACAGACCCTATTGAACAGCGTTTGATTCTGACTGAACTGAACAAGAGAGCCAAGGCTAAACCTACAGGCTTGTTGTCTGGTGCGGCGGCACTTGGCACTGCCACAGGCATCTTAGGAGACTGAAATTGACCCAATCAGTATCTGTCTCCTTGCGGCTGGCTTGGTCAAGAACATCCAAGCTGGCTGTGAACTTTACAAGCAAGCTAAAGAATCTTTTGTCGAGATTAGAGCCACTGCGGATGAAGTTATCGCTATTGGTAGAGAGGTTCAAGGTTTCTGGTCGAAACTTAGCGGTTTCTTTGGCGCTAGTCCCAAGCCTAAAGCTGTTAAGCCTGTCGCAAAAGCTAAAAAGTCTGCTTATGTCGCTGTTGATGAAACTCAAGTCAAAGTGGACATCGTTAAGAACCTCACTGAGTTCTTCAAACTTCAAGAACAACTTGCGGCACACATACGAGAAGAAGAAGAAAAGTCTAGAACAGTCTATGACCCAGATCAAAACCACATGGAGGCCGCACTCAAAAGAGTGATGGCACAGCAAGAGATGGACAGTCTTGTTGTCCAGATCAGGGAAACAATGGTCTATCAGAGTCCCCCTGAGATGGGTGCTTTGTACAGTTCAGTTTTTGACATGAAAGAGCTTATTGATGAGGAGCAAGAACAAGCAAGGCTGAAGCAAGAGGCGAGAAAGAGGCAAGAAGTATGGCTACGAAAGGAGGAAGAAAGAAACTTCCAGCTAAAACTAGCGTACCTAGCGGCAACTACTATATTCCTCCTCTACCTGTGGCTGTGGCTTCTCCTAGTGAGTCGTTGGGGGAAAGCATAATGGGATGGATAGCGGCTTGTGTGTTGGTGGCCTTGTTGCTTCCCTTGGGTGCGATGCTGTACTTGGACATCCTTGAGGCCAAGCACGAGGTCAAGGAACAGGTTGAGAAGGTCGAACGGTTAAGACGGCAAATTGAACAGGAGAAACGCAAAAATGACAAAACATGACTTTTCTGTAGTGATGCTGACCATTTGTGTTGGTATCCTTTGCGGGTTACTGGCTGGTTGTGAAGATCGTTTTAGGTATCCCTGCCAAGACCCTAAGAATTGGGATACGCCAGAATGCAAACCCCCAATCTGTACCGCTACAGGTACTTGTCCCGATCAACTCATTAAACCTGAACAGGAGAAAAAATAATGGCAACCATTGGATATAAAACCAACAATCGACTGACATCAGACGAGATTGAGGTCAGAGTATGGGCATTCGTTATCGTGGTCTTGGTGTCGATTCTGCTTGGCGCTATGGCTATGTTTCTCTACTCAGTTTCGTTCGTGCAACAGCCCATGTCGGGAATGGCCAAAATCGACTCTGTTTACTTGCAACAAATCAACACCATCATGGTGTTCATTACTGGCGTTCTTGGCGGTGTAGCTGGTCGGACTGCTGTTAAGGCTGTAGCCAACGCTACCGCAAAGGCAGAGGCTGAATCCAACGACAACGATGAGCCGCCAAAGCCATGAGTAACATCCTTGGAGGTTTGCTAGTTCTTGTCTTGATCTTTGGTGGTGGCTACTGCACTGGTCAGCACTACGAGGCCAAGGCTCAACAAGAGGAAGTAGATCGTTTAAACGCCCAAGCTAGGGCAAAGGAGGCGGCTTTGGTGGCCGCTGTAACCACCACATCAACTGCATTGAGGGTATCAAATGAAAAGGCCAAATTGGTTACAAAACAGCGTGATCTTGCTATTGACAGTGGTAATCTCAAGTTGCGCCTCAAAGCGTCCTGCCCCATACAAGCCCCCACAGATTCCACAACTCCC